ACCTGCCGACTGGCGTACGACACGACTTCAGGCAAGTCGCTTGAGATCGTTGTTGATTCACCACTGAGCGCAGCGCCGTAATAGCAGCGCCGTAGGGCGCACGTAGGAGGGCAAGATGGACGTCGTACTAATCACCCTAGAGGGTGAGTTCGCAGGCTGGCACGCAGAACTTCGCAAGAACGTCTCAGCGCGCATCCTGCTCGATCTAGAGTCAGGCAACGCAGGCAGAGCGCTGCAGGCGTTCTCCAAGATGGTCCTCAGCCACAACTTCAAGGGGCTTGATGGCAATCCCTGCGACGATGTGCTGGACGCTCCGGTGGACGCACTGACGCAGACGCTGGAGAAGTGGGGCAAAGGGAATCAAGCGGACCCCAAGTAAGGCTCGCTGCACGGCGGCTCTCAGTCGGTCAATCGGTTGTGGTGCCACCAGAGATCATGTTCCACATTCTCGCCGAGAAGTTCGGCATGTGGCCAGATGAAGTGGCGAGCCTACCGCTGGATCAGGTGCTGCTCGCATGGACAATCCATACGGAGATGCAGCCGAAAGGGAAGTGATGGCAAAGGGCATCGTAATCGAGGGGAAGTTTGACAGGAACTACGATCAACTACGGATCGGCTTCCTGAAGGGTTCCAATCCGAGTGCCTTCAAGCGCCTCATGAGCTTCGCCACACTGAACGCAGCTCGCACGCTCCAGAAGCCGATCAAGGAGAAGGCTCCCAAGGGAGAGACTGGCAAACTGCAGAAGCAGATCAAGGCACGCAAGGCACGATTCAACAATCCTGCCGCCGTCGTGGGTATCAAGGGTGGGCGCAACGGCGTGTTCTATGGCTGGCTGGTCGTGGGTGGAACTGGAAGCCGTCGCACCACACGGAACGGCATCGTCGCCGTCAAGCCGGTCAAGGCTCGACCATTCGTTGACGATGTGGTGAAGCGCAAGACCAACATTGACCGAGCCGTAGAATCTTACTCAAAGACCATCTCGTCGTTCCTCAATGACGAGCCGTTCCGAAATACCATCTTGAAGTTCAAGAGAGGGAATCAACGCTGATGGCTGCAAACCAGACCGCTAACTTCGTCGTAAAGGCAAAGGATGCCGCCACAGGTCCGCTGGGCAAGGTCGGCAGTTCAATGGGCAAACTTCGCCGCACGGCAGGAACGGTGTTCAAGGGGATCGCCACCGCCGCCATCGCAGCAGGTGCTGCGCTTCTCGCCTTTGCGTTCAATGCAGCTAAGGCCGCAGCGGATGATGAGAAGCAGACTATTCGGCTCAACGCCGCGCTGAAGGCGCGAGGCTTCCAGTTGGATCAACTCGCTCCGAAGATTGACGATCAGATCAAGGCGATGCAGGCTCTCGGATTCACCGACGATCAGGTGCGTGATGGGTTAGAAGTCGGATCACGATTCTTCAAGAATCAAGAGCAACTTCTTGCAGCAAATGCCACCGCAGCAAACATTGCCGCAGCAACTGGCATGGAACTCAGTGACGTAATGACCGCACTTGGTCGTGGCGCCGCAGGGAGCACTCGTGGCTTGCTGAAACTCGGCATCCAGGTGGAGAAGGGCGCCAAGCTCAAAGACATTCTCCGAATCGCTGATGAGAAGTATCTTGGCGTGGCTGAGGAAGTCGCCAACAGCACGAGTGGCAAGTTCGCGGCGGCGCAGATTCGCTTCAACGAAGCCATTGAGAACTTCGGCGCAAAGTTGCTGCCGATGCTCAACGAGGCGCTGACCTTCCTGACTGAGACTGCTCTTCCTGCCTTTGAGAGCCTTATGGAGGACCTAGGACCGATCTTTACCGACCTCTTGGACAACTTTGTGCGGCCGCTGGTTGATTCGTTCGGTGAACTTGCAGCAGTGTTCGAGAGTGCTTCAGGTGGCGTCAGTGTTCTTGAGGCCGCACTCTTTCCTCTCAAAGTGCTACTCACAGCAATCAAGGTCGTCATTGACGGCATCGTTGCAGGGCTGAAGATCATCAAGGCTGTCGGAGACTTCGGAAAAAATCTGCCCAAGCCGCAAGGTGGTGCTGCATACACGACATCCTATGGCGCAACCCCAGGAATGAGCGGCGGTGGCAACAGCACCTACATCATCCCAGTCTCGATCGGCACCGGCAAAGTCGACACCGTCGTTGCCGACTCAATCAAGAGGATCGGACCAGGACCTCGGCGAGGGCGCTAAGTGGCAAACCCATTCAGCCTGATCATCGCTGGAGTTGACAGCGGCGCCAACCTTCTGGACCTCCCTGCTCCGTCTGCGCTAGACACGCCGTATGTAGAGCTGGGGTCACTCTCACTCACGCTCTCTGGAGACGGAGACGGCGGCTCCATGAGCTTTGACGTCATTGAGAGGAAGACGCCTGGTGGAGGACCTTGGTGGAAGTCAGGAAACGTCTATGACAATGCTCGCGTCCAGTTCTTTGACAGCCGCTACAGCGCCACCACGCCGCTCTTCCTCGGATTCATCACCAACATCACCGGCACGATGCTGGAGAACGGCCTCGGCTCGCGTGCGAGCGTCACCGTCGCAGATGCAGATGAGTGGCTCACTCGCACCATCATCCGCAACGGCAAGACAGGCATCCGCGCCACCTCCTTCGTGGACTCCTTCACGATCGGCAACGACTCTTCAACCGACCGCGACATCATCAACGGTCTGCTCAAGCGTGTGCACGATCAGGTCAACGACGCCACCACGCGCCAGATCCTGAACACGGCTGTGATCAGTGGAAGCACTCGTGCCATCTACACCGGCTCCGCTCAGACCATCGGCAAGCAGACATTCAAGGCGACCACCCTGCAGAGCGCACTGGATGCGGTTGCAGAGGAGGCAGGCGGCTCCGCTGAGGTGCAGTACCGCTACTTCATTGACGGAGATGGACGCCTCAACTACGGACCAAAGACCACCGCGCCATCCTTCGCCAACGCTCCTGCAGAGATCGTCACCGATCCTGCAAGTGTGCAGGTCGGTAGCGTCTCATCCGTGACGCGCATCCTCTCACGCGATCTCTCAGTCAACCTTGACCACAGCGAGATCGTGAAGGGGATCTTCGTACAGGCTGACTCGACCTATGCGCGCTACGACTCCAACCAGACCTATCCCACCGCGCCAACCAACGACCCCTACTTCCGCACCTACACCGGCACATACAGCCGCAACGGAGCAGGGCTGGCGAGCCGCAGTGGTCCACTCGGCAACGAGGTCTTCTCAGCGCCAAAGGTCGCCAAGAAGGGCGACCGAGGCGTGAAGATCGGCAGTCTTGCTCGGTCAACCTTCGTCTCGCGTGCGAAGCCAGTCCGCAGCGTCTCCTTCATGGTCTGCGGTTCAGATCTCGCACAGATCTCCGCACCAGACTGGGAGTACGGCCTGACACAAGGCTACGCCGAGACCGCAGCTGCAACCTACAGCCTGATCAAGGCGTGGCTGCCTGGTCAGTACGTCAAACTGACTGCACCGGCTCTTGATCTCTCGGCTACCATCTTGTACATCGCCACCGTCACCATGACCTTCGCGCAGGGTGGCGGCTCGTATCAAGTCGAGTACGAAGTGCAGGCAGACTTCAGGCGAAAATACGTCAAGGGTCTTCGCGGACTCATTGCAGGGGAGTAAGACATGGGTAAGTACGGCACGAACCTAGAAGGCTTTGGTGGCTTTGAGGGCGATGTCAATGCCGACAACGGCGCGACGCTCGTCAGCACGGACAGTGAAGGGGAGAACTCACAACTCTTCGGCCCTGCTGCGCTGCGAGAGATTCAGGCTGGAGTCGCCAATGGCGACTTTGAGATCCTGCCAGTCGACGCAGCTTCGGCGATCAGCGACGAAAACCCTTTGCCGTACTTCTCCTTCACGGATAACTCAAGCGGCAGGATCGTAGCGTCCGTTGCAGACAGCACACTTGCGACTGGACAAACGGTCTTGCGATTTACGCTTACGAACGCAATCAACGCAGATGAGGTCTACTTCACGCGCTACGTGCCAGTGCCAACTTCAGAGGCTAGAACCTATGGCAACCAACCACGCGTCGCAATCGCGGCAGCAACATCTTCAGCCAACTACAGGATCACTTGGTCGGCGCAGTATGTGAAAGCAGACCAAGTGACTACGACTGGTACTCTCGGATCAGCATCTGTGACAGGAACAACGATGAACGCGGCGGTAAGTGGCGGCACGACTGGCGCTGAGTACCAACTCAACCCAAACAACACTGGTTCTGCGCCAGTAGACGCTGCGTATCTTTTGATCAAACTGTCGGTCAACGCAACTGGGTCAGTGGCAAGCGCAACGCTCGATGTTGCAGAGATCCGTATTGACCGCTCCCAGATTCAATACCTTCTGTCTGATCAGTCGTACCATGATTTGTACGGCGCTGGCTCTTTGTACCTGTATCAAGGAACCACCTGGCTGACTGGTCCTAGCAGAGGCGTCGGATCAGAGCCAAGAATAAATCTTTCTGGTCAGACAGGAAGCATCACCATTGACGCAACTGAAGTTGGCAGAACCATCACGCTGACCAGCGCCTCTCGAACAGGCAGCACGGTCACGATTGTCACGACAAGCGCAAACGAGTTTCAGGCTGGTGGCGAAATCGTTGTGGCTGGGATCACTGGTGCCGCAGGAACCTCAATGAATGGCACCTTCATTGTCGCCACTATCACAAACGCAACGACCTTCACCTACACCGCCGCTGGTACGGCAGGCTCTGGTACCGTCACGAGCGCAACGGTCAGAACAAACCCAGGCTTCGGCAGCATCTACCTCAAGCCAGCAGCAACGGCCGCAGGCAAGGTCAGGGTTGAAGGCAGCATGGACGTTGAGAGTATGTTCACCGCCGCAAACATCGCAAGCGGCGCTGTGACGGTCGACCCAGTGACGGCAAACGTTGTGAGTAGCGTAAACGTCATCGGCTTGAGCGTGAAGACATCGGTCGGAAGTCCAGGTCAGGGCGATGTGTCAATCCTCGTGACGGCGATCTCTGCCGCCGCAGCCCTCAGAAGTTGCACCGCTTCAGCACCAACATTTAGCGGATCAAACTTGACTGGTTTCACGGCAAACATCTTCAGGACTAACACTACTGCCACAGCCGTGTGGTTCCTTGCAATAGGGAGGTAGTATGGAAGAACAAGAGTTAGGCACCGTGCTAATGGATGCGACGTGTCGGACAGAAGGCTGCGTCAATGAGAACGTGACGCACAGAATCAACGCCGCAGTGAACGCCGACGGCATCTTCCGTGTTGTGTGCGGAACCTGCTCGAAGCCTGTCACCGACATCGTGCCGGTAGACGAATGACTCCACGCCAGATTGACAATCTGATCGAGCGGATGGACGCGCACTCTCGCAAGCTGGACGAGGTGCGATCTGACGTGGACAGAATCAAGGGAGGTCTGGTGGTCATCGCCGCGCTGCTATTCAGCGTGCTGGTGCCACTACTTGCATCGCTGCTCACTAAGTGAAGCGCGCCGCGTTCCCACTTCTGGGCATCATCTTTAGCACCCTGCTCTTCCTGCCACTCGTGCGTGCCGCCGATGGCGAAATCAGCCGGACAGTCGCCGAGACCAGCGACTACTTCGTCGTGGTCACCGAGCCTACGCTCTTCACCGCTCGCACTCTGCTCTGCGACGATCCAGCCGTGCTCTGGTGCTCGCCGCCACCTGAAGGTCACTTCATGGACTCTGCCTTGTGGCTCTACAACGCGGCAGGCTCGATCATCGCCTCCAGTGATGACGATGGTGTCTCCTACGCCTCGCTGATCCAGATCTCCCTAGAGGCAGGCTTCTATCGGCTACGCGCAGGGCGCTTCGGACCATGCAACTCAACAGGCTGCATGCATCCAGAGGAGCCGTTCCCAGTTGGCGGCTCCTACGAGCTGCTCACCAATCTGCCACTCGTGCTAGATCCGACGCCGCCTGTAGCGTCGCCACCACCGATCCCATCCGAACTCCCAAGCGAAGAGCCGTCTGTGGAGCCGTCGCCATCTCCAACGCTAGAGCCGTCACCATCTATTGAACCAAGCATCGAGCCGACACCGACACCGGAGCCGACTCCAAGCGAGGAGCCAAGCATTGAACCAACACCAACGCCAACACCTGAACCAACACCGACTGCCACACCACAGCCGACGGCCACGCCTCAGCCGACGCCAGTTCCTACTCCGTCAGTCTCCCCTTCTCCTGATCCCACTCCTGTTCCTACTCCTGAGCCAACAGAGTCCCCTCTGCCGTCTGTAGAACCGAGCGTGGAGCCAACGCCAGAGCCAACGGCTCCACCAAGTATCATTGACGAGACTGTTGCCGAACTCGCCGCCGCTGTTTCTAGTGCAGTGGACGCCACTATCGGTCGCGTCGCCAACCTTGGCAAGGACTTATCTCCTGCCGAGAAGGAGAAGGCGGCACCGGTAGCAGTCGCCATCGTCATCAGTCAAGTGGCGAGCGCCGCTGTCGCTGCAGCTGCAACCGCATCAAGGAAGGTGAGCAAGTGATCAACCGAATCATCGTGGATCTCGTAGGTGGCGCGTGGACCGTCCTCGGTCTCCTGTTCGCCGTCGTGGTGCTCCCAGAGGGCGCAACGCAGGAGACGATGGCATGGCTCTTCGGAGGGCTGACGCTGATCTGGCTCGTCACAGGACCGCTCAGGTGGAAGGAGTGACCGTGAACGCATCCGATCACATTGAGGACATCTCAGGGCAGGGCTGGACTCGCGTAGACACCGCTCCTGGCGAGTGGGTTGCGCTCGTGCCAAATGAGAACAACAGCGCCTTCGGCGGCACACTCTGGAAGCTCGCGGACGATGGGAACTACTACGCCGAGGGAGTGACTGAGGGTCATCCGGTCAGTGCAGCACTGGGCTTTGAGGCTGCGGCGCGTGCCATCGCAGTGCACATCAAGAAGGAGATCGGAGGGTAGCGTGAAGTACAAGGTCAAGTCTCAACTCTATTCAGACACAGAGGCGATCAAGCAGGGCCTCCTAGATGACTGCGGACCCTCCAGCGCAGCTGCGGCCGTGTCGTGGGCGTCTGGATACACCGCTGACTTCAGCGCGTCAGATGGCGTCGCAGCAAAGGCGAAAGCCACTGGCAAGAAAGAGAAGCAAGGCGTGTCGGATAACGGCTCGTCGCTTCCAGAACTGGTCAAGACCGTCAAGGTGCTCGGCGGCTCCGCTCGACCAGCGAAGTCATGGGCAGATGCAATGGAGGCAGGAAAGAAGGGCGCTGCGCTGATCATCTGGGTCCAGCAGGCAGTTGGCTACGACCCTGCCGTCAAGATCTCAAAGTGGCACGAGGTCTGGAAGTCGTACTGGACAAAGAAGGACCCCAAGATCGTCAAGGCAGGCTACGGCCACATGACCAGCGCAGGCTGGTCGCAGGATCTCGGCTGGCAGTGGGCATGTCCGACGCGAGATGACCGAAAGAAGTCTGAGAAGTTCGGCGTGCCGGTCACTGAGGCGCAGTTGCGCGCCATCGCCTCATCCAAGGTCAAGGTCAAGAAGGCTGGGGCTGACTACAAGTGCGTGGTCATCGTGACGCACCCAGGCGGCAAGGTCGCCGCACCAAAGCCTCTGGACAATCCCACGCCTGTGGTAGCACCAGAGATCACCCCACCACCTGCTCCTAGAATCGTCGCAGAGGCACCTAGGAGCCACGCAGAGCCACGCAACGTGTCAAAGGGTGTCAAGACACCTGACGCTGTTCAGGCGCAACTGAATCAACTCGGAAAGGCTGACTGGGGCGCAATCGCCACTAGCAGTCTGGCCGTACTCAACGCGGCAGCCGCCGCTACAGGAAAGGAACAAGGCATGAACCGCATCTTTGCCGGACTCAAATACATTGCAGACAACACTCAGGTGGACGAGATCGTCCTGGACTTCGTAAAGACCTTCCTCACCGTGAGCATCTCGGTGGCGCTCGGACTCGGTATCCCACTGCTCGACATTCAGGGTGGCGACTTCCGCACCATCGTCTCTGCCGGTCTCGCCTCTGGGCTGGGCATCGTGGTCAAGGCGCTGGACCGAGATAACTCGTCCTACGGCCTCACAAGGAAGTAGCTCGTGCCTGTCGCAGTCAGGCTGCCATTCGGCTGCTGCGACATCTGCCAGATGCTGGCTAGGGTCTGGGAGGTGGAGTCTGGCGACGTCCTGCTCTGTGGCGTCTGCCTTCGGCTCCTTGTCAGCCTGAGCCTAGAGGACTCTTCACAGCCGTCCTAGGCGGCTCCCCTGGGTGGTCCCTCCCCACCCAGGGGCTATCCATCCTGCATAAAAAATACTCACCCCAAAGGGCTTGACGGCTGCTCGCCGTTATCCTATGGTTCTCGTATCAGGGAGGAAACCAGTCAAACGGCTGGACCTGATAGAGGAGAAAAAGATGACAAAGGCACACAGCGCACAGGGGACAGTCAAGCAGCTCACAGCGATCCTCTCGTCAATGGCAGATGGGATTCTCATGAACCCAGCCAACGAGGATCAGGCGCGTGCTGCGATCGTTCTCAAGCACCGCGCATTCCAGGCACGAACACATCATGACGTTGCGCTCGCCGCAGTGTCTGCAAGTTATTGCCTAAAGAAGGCTGGAGATCTTGATAGCCATAACAACATCATGGACCTGTTCGAGGGTCGCACTCAGTTGGCGGTGCGCTGATGAAGAGGAAGCCGCAAACGTTCAGCCGCGTCGTGAAGGGCAAGCTGGAGCGCTACTACGATCCGAGCACGCCGGACAATCGCAATCGTCCGAAGTCAGACTTCAATGGTCTGATCGCATTCGAGTCGCAGTACCAGCGCTATGAGCGCATCGCACACCAGCGTCGCAGGTTCACACTGACGATCACCTTGATGGTCATCTGGGTGGCCGCAGTGATTCTGGTTCAGGTGGCGTCATGAGGACCTTCATCCTGGACTCTCTGGCAGTCGTGTCGTTCATCGCAGCAATGGTGCTGCTCTTGGCGCTGGGGTCAATGCGATGAAGAAAGAGCAGGTGCGCTGCGTGTACTGCAGCAAGTTGATCCCATCAAAAGAGCGAGCGAGTAAGGTCTGTGGCATCTGTTGGGGACTTCTCATCCAGATCGCCAAGACGCAGGACATGTTCAGGAGGGGACAGTGATCAAGTGGAAGTGCTCTCTCTGTTGGCAGAAGGTTGAGTCAGAGGTCAAGCCTCCGCTGATTGAGCGCCTGTGCAAGCCGTGCAAGGTCCGGCATTACACGACGCTCGTTGAGATCTACAAGCCGCAGGGTGGCTTCAGGCTTGACGAGGCGAGGCTGCTCTTGAAGGCAGCAAAGAAGGAGGCAAAGGCATGAGCAAGAGATTCGAGTTCGTCAGCGCGCCGCAGCGCAGTCCAGAGTGGTTTGAGATGCGGAAGAGCGGCATCACCGCCACCGGCATCACCGCAATCAACGGCACGTCGCCGTACAAGACCGCCTATCGGCTCTGGGCAGAGTTGACTGGTCAGGTCGGTGAGCAGGAAGTCGGAGCGGCCGCACAGCGCGGTCAACTGCTAGAGCAGGCAGTGGCTGACTACTACACCGCCGAGACTGGCAAGAAGCTGCGGAAGTCCAACGGCATCGTCAGGCTCAAGGATCACCCTTGGGCTATGGCGTCGCTCGACCGGACAATCGTTGGCGACACCGAAGGTCTCGTAGAGATCAAGACGTCAACGAGCAGCCGCTGGCAGTTATTCCCAGTGCCACCTGAGTATGTTGACCAGGTGCAGTGGCAGATGTTCATCACAGGCGCGTCGTACTGCGACGTCGCCGTGCTGCTCTCTGGTCTGATCTTCCGCATTGAGCGCGTGGAGGCAGATCCTGTCTACCAGACGATTCTGTTCCACAAGGCGCAGGACTTCAGGGAACTGGTCAGGACGAAAACGCCGCCGCCGTTGACCGGCAACGACAGCGACACGCTCTCAGAGGTGAAGCCGCAGGTGAGCAACACCTACGCCACCGCTGATGAGCAACTCGATCACATTGCGCGGCTATACATTGAGGCGAAGGCTGAAGCCGAGGCCGCTGACACTGCACTCAAGGAAATGGCAATCGCCATCAAGGAGGCGATCGCTGACGGCGAAGGCGTCAAGGGTCGCGGCTGGATCGCCACCTGGAAGACCAACAAGAGCAGCATGAAGGTGGACTGGGAGTCCATCGCTGACGTGCTACGAGGTGTCGCGCCAGAGACCTACGCCACGAGCGTCAAGAAGTTCACCTCAGAGAAGCCAGGTGCACGTGTGTTCCGCGTGTTCGGAAAGGACAGCGAGTGATTGAGATCCAACTCACACCTGCCGTCCTCATCCGCGCAGAGGAGAT